ATCCCGCACTATTTACAACGCCTGCGAATGTGTACGCCAATGGCTCGCTTTGGGATTTTCTGGGATTTCCGCTTGTTCAACCGCCTGAAGAGGCCTGCCCTATGGATTATCCTCGGCGCGCTTACTATAAGATTTGGAATGAATATTTTCGCGACGAGACGTTACAGGCAGAGCTTGATATTACTACCTACGGCACTCAGCACAATATATTGAACGCGGCGTGGCGCAAAGATTATTTTACCAGTGCGCTGCCGTGGACGCAGCGCGGCACAGCCCCGGCTTTGCCGGTATTTGGAAGTGCGGTTGCTGATTTTGCTATACCTTACGTCGATATTTCAGGTGGTTTCGCACAGAACGCGTACCAGCCGAGTTTGCTGATAGGGCAGACCGTGCCCTCTATGGGCTGGGCCAACGCTAACGGGACTGTTTTGTCGACTGGGCCCGCAATGAATGCGTTATTCAATCAGACTTTGTCAGATAATAACGCGATTGACGGTTCTGCGTTCACCTCTGTTGATATTGCTGACTTTCGGCTTACACTTGCTATGCAAGTATGGATGGAGCGAAACGCAAGAGGCGGTGCCCGCTATAACGAAGTTATAAGGGTACACTGGGGCGTAGCGCCAACTGATGCGCGTTTACAGCGCCCGGAATTTATTGGCGGTACAAAAAACCATGCGGTTATATCTGAAGTGCTTCAGACATCCGCAGAGAGTGCCGCTGGCACAACAACGCCCCAAGGTAATCTTGCCGGTCACGGCATCGCGGTGCAATCTTCCCGAGTGGGGAAATATCGCGTCGAAGAATTTGGCGTGATAATGGGTCTAATGGTCGTTAGACCAAAAGCGGCTTATCAGGATGGGATTAACCGGCAATGGCTGTGGCGAACTGCGTTTGATTTTCCGTGGCCGGAATTCGCGGGACTTAGCGAACAGGCAATTCTAAATGCGGAAATCTGCACGCAGACGATTGCGCAGGACCCCACAGGGGTTAATAACCTAAACACGTTCGGTTATACCGGACGATATAACGAGATGCGTTTTATCCCAGATATGGTATGTTCTGAGATGAGAACGACATTTGACTATTGGCACCTTGGTCGTCAATTTAACAACGCAGCACCGCCGGCTCTTAACGCGGCGTTCATTGAATGCGTTCCGCGAAAGGACATATTTGCCGTGACGAACGTCCCGGGATTGATAGTCTCTTTCGGGAATCATATTCAGGCGATACGGCCCCTGCCGTTCCTGCCTATACCTAATACAATGGGAGTGTAACGGGAATGGAAAAAGTAAAAACCATAAAAGGCCTACCGAATAGGCCTCAAAAACAAACTCCTGAGTCTTTCTCAGGAAACCGTGCGAAGTCGATGACTGAGCGTATCGGTTATACGCCATTCTCGAAGAGAATGGTAGCGGTACAGCTAGCAGGTGAAAACTTGCAGCAATACCGCGCACAACAAAACCTGTACGACGCTACAGGGAAAATCGATATCGAAGATATTGATTGGGACAGTGTCGAAGTCAGAAGCCTCGGCTTCGGGCTGTCAGAATACGCTGAGTTCCAGAAGGCCGTCGCAAAGCGTAAGGCTATACTGAACGACCGTATTAAAGCCCAAAAAGAAGAGGCGAAAAAAACTGACGAACTGTCCGAAAACAAAACCAATTCGGGCGGCACGCCCGACTTGGTAAACCCCCTTTCAGGGGGCGCGGGGGTGCAGGGGGCTGCGTCAGCCCCCGCAAAAAAATAACATGGAGCCAGCGAGGAAAACGCCGTATGGCGACCAAACGAGCGCCGGGCGCCGGGTTGGAACAGTACCGGGGGCAGTCCCCCCGGTACGCTTTCCAACCGCGCCCTTAAAGACGAGTCTACAATCTCTTGTAGACCGTCTAGGAACCTTTATACAACGGTTCCCCCGCTGGGGGAACCCTATAGGAAGGGGAGGCTTCGGAGAAGCCCACACAGAGCGTTTTAACGCTCTGAACCGACAGCATAATTCCCGCTCTTGATGTGAATTATGCTAGGTGACACCTCACCTAAAAACGACTGAAAGGAGTAAAAATGGATCCAGTAACGGCGAGTATCATAGGGGGCGGCCTAGGCGGAGCCGCGGGCGGCATCTTCGGATTCGCTTCGAATGAGAGAAATATTTCCATGCAACGCGAGACGAACGCCCAGAACGAAAGGCTTATGCGTGAAGCGTGGGGCAGAGAGGACACGGCGATTCAACGTCGTACGTCAGATCTCAAGGCCGCCGGGCTTTCGCCCGTCTTAGCGGCTGGGCAGGGAGCATCTAGTATGTCTCCTATAAAAATGGACGCGCCCCAAGGGCAAGACTACGCCGGGCCGGCGATTAGTCAGGCTATTCAAGCGACGCTTGCGGGTTCGCAAGTAAGCAAGACCAAAATGGATAACGAAAGGACGGCTGCCGAAATAGACAATATTGCGCAAAACACGAGGGCTACTAAGCAGAACATGGAGCAACAATTATATATGAATGCTTTCCAGAGCAAAGCCATTTCGGCGCAGACATATCAGAATTGGATTGAGGCCCAGAGGAAGAAATATGAGCTGGCGCGAGACAAAAAGTACAATATGAGCGAGCGTTCATCTGGTGAGGCTAAGAGGGCGCAAGACCTTGCTGAGGGCATCGATCTGGTTGTTAACCCCAAGAGCGAAGGCGGAGAACTCCAAAATGTCAAAGAAACGCGCTTCCCAAGGCGAAGGAGGTAAAAATGAACGGATGGAAACCAAAAAAAGGCCATATGCGGAAAGGCAAAGCGGCCAAACAGAAAAAGTATTATAACGTATCCAGAGGTGGCGTGAGGTTATGAAATGTGCCAACCCTTGGTGGCTGGAAGGCTCGGGAAACCGGGCCTTTTTTATAGCTTGCGGGAAATGTCTTTACTGTAGAATACAAAGGCGCAAAATGTGGACGATGCGGATGCTCCATGAAAAGGAATCATGGGAACAGGCGTGCTTCGTCACGCTTACGTACGACAACGAACATTTGCCGCCCCGCGGTCTGGTTAAATCAGATTTGCAAAAATTTATCAAGCGTTTGAGAAAAAGAATCCCCAAAATTAAATATTTTGGGTGCGGAGAGTATGGAGAATTGAGTACGAAGCGGCCGCATTATCATCTGATATTGTACGGCGTGGCCAAGCATGAAGCGGATTGTATCCTGCCCCAAATTTGGGGAAAGGGCAACGTTAAAAACGGCCATGTTGAAGAGGATTCGATTAGGTATGTGGCCGGATACATAGACAAAAAATGGATGTCGGGAGACCAAAAGAATACGGAGTATATGGGCAAACCTCCGCCTTTTCAGATACAATCTCAAGGTATAGGTAAAGAATACTGGTTGAAGCACTATGGGGAATTTCTTGATGATGGCTTGAAATTCCGCGGTAAGCCGCAGGCTGTGCCGCGGTATTATATAGAACTACTTAAAGTGCACGATCCTGTGGCGCACGCCTACTTTCTAGAAGAGAGCGAAGCTAGACAGGTAGTACGCGAGGCCGATGAAACGTTAGACGAATTGCCGGAAACGGGTGGAAAAACTTTTTTAGAGTTGACAGAAGATCAGCGCAATGAAATTAGAGCCACCCGGAAGAAAAAGGGTATAATAATGCAGGCTAATCTCAAAGCCAAGGCGAGGATATATTCCCTCAAGAAAACTGAGAAAGGAAAATCACTATGAAACAAAAACTTTACAGCCTTTACGACAAAGTTGCCGAACAATTTGGTCCTGTGTTCCAAGGCGCTAATAACAATACTGCGATTCGTGCAGTGCAAAATATGAACATTCGGAGCCACGCTGACTTCGAGTTATATTTGATTGGGGAATGGGATATGGAGAGCGGTCGCCTTCAGGCGAAACAGGCTTCAGAATTCGTGAAGCTGGAATGGGCAACTCCCGCTTATGCTGAGCAAATTAAAGCGAAACAATTGGAGCTTGGTGTATGAGTGGCCGAGGGGATGTATTTAACAATGAGAGAGGACGCGCCCCCGGGCGCTCCGCTTTCGACTTATCCCATGAAAAGAAATTTACGTGTGATATGGGCCAGATTATTCCGGTTCTTTGTACGGCGGCGCTGCCGGGTGATGTCTTTCAGCTGGACAATTCATGTGTAATCCGCTTTCAACCGATGGTAGCGCCAATCTTGCACCAAGTTGATGTGGAAACGTTTTACTTTTTCGTGCCTTACCGGCTTTTAGACGCAGACTTCGAGGAGTTCATTACTAAGGGCATACAAGGTACGACGGAGCTTACCCCGCCCTTATTTGATCCCGCACTATTTACAACGCCTGCGAATGTGTACGCCAATGGCTCGCTTTGGGATTTTCTGGGATTTCCGCTTGTTCAACCGCCTGAAGAGGCCTGCCCTATGGATTATCCTCGGCGCGC